AGCGTCTAAGTTAACAAGGAAGTCAATACAATCAGGCCAGCAAAGAGAAGAGCTTGAAGGTCTTGATACGACTATTGACTGGAAAAACACCGGCGATAACAGTTATGACGGCGAAAAACTAAAGCTGTTAGTGCACGATGAATCCGGTAAATGGGAAAAACCTGATAATATATTAAATAACTGGAGGGTTACTAAAACAACGTTAAGGCTAGGTAGCAGAGTTATAGGAAAGTGTATGATGGGCTCAACATCAAACGCATTAGATAAAGGTGGTGAAAATTTTAAAAAATTGTACAATGATTCAAACGTTAAAAAAAGAAACCGCAACGGACAGACTCGCTCAGGATTATATTCTTTGTTCATACCTATGGAATGGAATTACGAGGGATTCATTGATGCTTATGGACACCCTGTCTTTGATACGCCTAAAAAACCAATTGAAGGGCCATACGGTGACGTTATAGACGTCGGAGTTATTGAGCATTGGGATAATGAGGTTGATGGTTTAAAAGGTGACCAGGGCGGGTTAAACGAATATTATAGGCAGTTCCCTCGCACAGAAGAGCACGCGTTTAGAGACGAAACAAAAAATAGTATATTTAATTTAGCTCGTATATACGAACAAATAGATTATAACAACGATATTGAAAGCCTAGCTGGTGTTACAGTAGGAAGCTTTAATTGGGAAAACGGCATACAAGATAGCAAAGTTATTTTTAACCCAAACCCAAACGGAAGATTTAAAGTTAGTTGGGTGCCACCTGCAAACTTACAAAACCGTGTAATAGAAAAAAATGGCGTTAAGTATCCAGGCAACGAACATATGGGTGCATTTGGATGTGACTCATATGATATATCCGGAACAACCGATGGGCAAGGATCAAAAGGCGCATTGCACGGATTAACAAAATTTAGTATGGAAGATGCTCCCGCTAATATGTTTTTCTTAGAATACGTAGCGAGGCCGCAAACAGCTGAAATGTTTTTTGAAGATGTATTAATGGCGCTTGCGTTTTACGGAATGCCATTGCTTGCAGAAAATAATAAACCTAGATTATTGTATTATTTAAAAAGAAGAGGTTATCGTGGATTTTCAATGAATAGACCTGACAGGGCTAGAAATAAGCTATCTGTTACGGAAAAAGAAATTGGCGGTATTCCTAACTCTTCTGAAGACATACGGCAAGCTCACGCTGCTGCGATAGAATCTTATATTCAGAAGCATGTTGGCATATTAGAAGATAGCCAATATGGTAATATGTATTTTAATAATACGCTAAATGATTGGGCCAAATTTGATATTAATAAACGTACTAAATTTGATGCCGCTATTAGTTCGGGCTTAGCCATTATGGCTTGTAACAAAAACTTATATGCGCCTAATCAAGAAAAACAAAAATTAAAGCTTAATCTGAACATCGCCAGATATAAAAACGATGGTTCACAATCTAAAATAATAAAAAATTATGGCTGAGTCAGTTGTAAAAAGTTATTTTCCTAGCCAAACAGTTAGCGATGTAGAAAAAGCAAGTCCTAAATATGGTCTTGAAATAGCACGCGCTATTGAAAACGAATGGTTTAAAAGAGACGCGGCTACTAATAGATTTTATGTAAATCAAAACGCGTATCATAATTTACGTTTGTATGCGCGGGGAGAACAGTCGGTTCAGAAATATAAAGATGAGTTATCTATCAATGGCGACATGTCTTATCTTAATTTAGATTGGAAGCCTGTACCTATTATACCAAAGTTTGTAGACATTGTGGTAAACGGCATGGCTAATCGTACTTACGATATTAAAGCATATTCTCAAGATCCATTTGGCGTGGACAAACGCACAAAGTATATGGAAGGTATACTTAGGGATATGCAGACGCAAGAGCTTAATAATTTTGCGGTCCAAAATTTTGGTATTAATTTACAAGAAAGCAATCTTCAAGAATTACCAGCTAACGAAGAAGAATTACAGTTGCATATGCAGCTTAACTATAAACAAGCTATTGAGATTGCAGAAGAAGAAGCTATTAATGTTACCTTCAATAAAAATAGGTACGAATTAATTAAAAAACAATTATATTACGATCTTGCTGTTTTAGGTACAGCTGCTTCAAAAACTACATATAACAATTCAGATGGCATTAAAATTGAATATGTAGATCCCGCAAATATTGTGCATTCATATACGGAATCGCCGTATTACGAAGACATATATTATATAGGTGAAGTAAAAACAATACCAATAAACGAATTAAAGAAAGAGTTTCCTAATATTTCAAACGAGAATTTAGAAAAGCTTTCTTCCGAGGGGTATTCTAATTATAGAATATACAATAGGCATAATCCTGTAGCAAAAAAGGAAGACTCTAATACGGTTGACGTATTATATTTTAATTATAAAACTTTTCACAACGAAGTTTATAAAATTAAAGAAACAGCTACGGGTGCTAATAAAGCAATTAGAAAAGACGATTCATTTAATCCGCCAAAAGATTCTAGGGCTAGATTTGAAAGAATAGCAACAAACGTTGAGGTGTTATACGAAGGCGTATTCGTGCCCGGGGCTAATATGTTATTAAAATGGCAGCTATCTAAAAATATGATGCGCCCAAAAAGTGATGCCAACAAAGTAAAAATGAATTACTCGGTTGTAGCGCCGCGTATGTACCAAGGGCGTATTGAGTCATTAGTAAGTAGAATTACTGGTTTTGCGGATATGATACAGCTAACGCATTTAAAGCTTCAACAAGTATTATCTAAAATTGTACCTGACGGTGTTTATTTAGATGCAGATGGCTTAGCTGAAATTGATTTAGGTAATGGTACAAATTATAGCCCGCAAGAAGCGCTTAATATGTTCTTCCAAACAGGATCTGTAATCGGCAGATCATTTACGTCGGATGGCGATATGAATCCTGGGAAGGTGCCGATTCAACAAATATCTGCGGGCTCTGGCGGCAATAAAATTTCATCATTGATAAGTACGTATAACTATTACTTGCAAATGATGCGTGACGCTACTGGGTTAAATGAAGCGAGAGATGGTAGTACGCCAGACAGCAGAGCACTCGTTGGTATTCAAAAAATTGCAGCAGCAAATTCGAATACCGCTACAAGACATATATTAAACGCAGGATTATTCTTAGCGGCTGAAACTGCAGAAAAAATATCACTACGTGTTTCTGATGTTATTGAATATTCACCCGCTCGTGAGGCATTTATTCAATCTATTGGTGTACACAATGTAGCAACGCTAGAGGAATTAAAAGAATTGCACATTCATGATTTTGGTATATTTATTGATTTAATGCCAGACGAAGAAGAAAAACAAATGCTTGAAAACAATATTCAAACAGCACTATCGGCTGGGCTTATTGATTTAGAAGATGCAATTGACCTTCGTGAAATTAAAAATATTCAGCTTGCAAATCAAATGCTTAAAATACGCAGACGTAAAAAGTTAGAGCGTGATCAGCAAATACAGCAGCAAAATATTCAAGCACAGGCGCAAGCAAATGCACAGTCGCAACAAGTAGCAGCGCAATCTGAAGTACAAAAACAACAGGCATTAACGGCTCAAAAAGCAGAGCTTAAACAAATCGAATCTCAGCTTGATATGCAACGATTAATGCAAGAGGCTCAACTTAAGAAAGACCTGATGCAGTTAGAATTCCAAATGAATATGCAACTAAAAGGTATTGAAGTTGATTCTCAAAAACAAACAATTAAAGAAAAAGAAGATCGCAAAGATGAGCGTACTAAATTACAGGCATCTCAGCAAAGCGAACTAATTAATCAAAGAAAAAATAATTTACCGCCTAAGTCCTTCGAGTCCGCTGGAAATGATATACTTAGTGGTGATTTTGACTTAGGTTCTTTTGAACCTAGGTAATGTATAATGTATAATCTTATAATATTTTATTATGGCTGAAAATATAGAAGCTAATGTAGTTGATAATGAAGAATTATCAATACAAGAAAAAGAACAAGTTGTGGCTGAGCAAGCCGGTGCCGTTTTTGAAGATGGCGTATATAAAGTTAATTTAACTGAAAATAAAGAAGATGCCGTTCAAGAGCAAAGCACAGATGAGGTTCCTGTTCGCAACGAACCCAAAGCTAGCCAAGAAGTGGCAGAGGAAGTACGGGATTCCGAAGAATCTACCGAAGAAAAAGAAGAAGTAGTTTTAGAAGAAATTACTGAAGAACAAACTACGGAAGAAAACATACAAGAAGAAGCACAAGAATTAGCCGGCGAAGTTGAAGAAGCTATTCAAGAGCAACAAGATTCTGGTATTGAGCTTCCGGAAAATATACAAAAAGTTGTAGACTTCATAAATGAAACTGGAGGTACGCTTGAAGATTATGTAGCATTGAATAAAGACTACTCAAATGTAGACGACATGGCATTGCTTCGTGATTATTATAAACAAAATAAACCGCATTTATCTGCGGATGAAATTGATTTTTTAATTGAAGATAGTTTTTCATTTGACGAGGATGTTGATGATGAGCGCGATATTAAGCGTAAAAAATTACGTTTTAAAGAAGAGGCAGCAAAAGCACGCCAATCTTTAGAGGGATTAAAAGATCAATATTATAAAGAAATTAAAGCAGGATCTAAGCTTACAGCTGACCAACAACAAGCTGTTGAGTTTTTTAATCGCTATAATAAAGAAACCGAAGAATCATCTAAGGTAGCTGAACAACAAAAAAACATATTTTTACAAAAAACTGAGCAAGTTTTTAACAACGAATTCAAAGGTTTTGAATATAAAGTTGGTGATAAAAAATATCGTTTTAATGTTAAAAATGCAAATGAAGTAAAAACAACGCAAAGCGACATAAATAATTTTATTAAGAAGTTTCTTAATGAAGATAATGTTATGAGTGACGCTAAGGGTTATCATAAATCTTTATTTACAGCTATGAATTCAGATGCTCTTGCAAATCACTTTTATGAACAAGGGCGTGCAGACGCACTTAAAGAGAGTGTTAAATCTTCCAAAAACATTAGCATGGACCCGAGGGGGGTTCATAATAAAGCCAATGCAGAAGGAAAACCAATAGCAAGAGTAATTGGCGATGATACTTCAAAATTAAAAATAAAACTAAAAAAATACTAAAAAAAATAAAAAATGGCAACACCTAATTTTACCGGTAGTAATGTTCCAGCCGAATTTACTCCTTACGCAAGTAAGACAGTAACAACTGGAAACTACCTTAATTTTCACGGGGCTAGTGGTGCAAACTGGTCTCAACAATATTTACCTGAGCTTTACGAACAAGAAGTAGAGCGTTATGGTAATCGTTCAGTAGCATCTTTTTTACGTATGGTAGGAGCTGAAATGCCTATGGCCTCTGATCAAGTTATTTGGTCTGAGCAAGGGCGTCTTCACCTAGCTTACGAAGGAGCTTCAGTGGACAATGCTGGTGTGATTACAATTGCAAGTAGCGGGACTCACGCAGTACGCGTAGGTCAAACTATTGTGCTTTCTGATAATCAGACGACACCAACAGTTATTAAAGCTTATGTTAGCGCGGTAGCGGCTGATAATACAACTCTTACTGTAATTCCTTATTCTGGAGGAGCAACTGTAGGCGCTGTATCTGGTTTTGATACCGCTACAGATAGCGGCAGTAACACTTGTACTTTCTTTGTATATGGTTCTGAATTTAAAAAGGGCCAACTAGGAATGTCTGGATCTGTTACTCCTGAATTCCAATCTTTTACTAACAAACCAATTATCTTAAAAGATAAATTTGAAGTTTCAGGATCTGATGCTTCTCAAATTGGTTGGGTAGAAGTATCTGGCGAAGCTGGTCAATCAGGTTACTTATGGTACTTAAAAGCTGAAGGCGATACTCGCGTTCGTTTTGAAGACTATCTTGAAACCGCAATGGTTGAAGCAGAATTTGCTAAAGCATCAGGCGGTGTAGATTCTATTTTAGGAACCGCTGGGGCTGAAGACACTGCAGGTACTGAAGGGATGTTTGCGGCTATTGAATCAAGAGGGCATATTGCAGAAAATGTATTTGATGCTCCAGATAGTGGCGTTGGCGTAATATCTGATTTTGATCTTATTCTAAAAGAGCTAGATAAGCAAGGGGCTATTGAAGAAAACATGCTTTTCCTAAATAGAAACGCTAATCTTGTTTTAGATGATGGCCTAGCTAATATTTCTGCTGGCTCTGCTGGTGGTACTGCATTCGGTGTGTTTGAAAACAGCGAAGATATGGCATTAAACCTAGGATTTAGAGGTTTCCGTAGAGGATCTTATGATTTTTATAAGAGCGACTGGAAATATCTTAACAACAAATCTACAAGAGGTTTATTTTCTGATATTGAAGGAGTATTAGTTCCGGCCGGTACATCTTCTGTATATGATCAAATTTTAGGTAAAAACATTCGCCGTCCATTCTTACACGTACGTTACAAAGCTTCTGAAGCAGATGATCGTCGTATGAAGTCTTGGATTACTGGATCTGTTGGTGGCGCTGCTACTAGCGATCTTGACGCGATGGAAGTGAATTACTTATCTGAAAGATGTTTGGTTACACAAGCAGCTAATAACTTTATGCTATTCAAAGCATAATCATTAACTAATATCCAGGGTTGCATAATACCGACCCTGGGTATTATTTTTATTAATTTTTTTATTTTATTATATCATGGCTAAAAAAGCTACAACACAAAACCAAATCCAAACGCAATCTGTTTGGGAAAGAAAAGATAGAACCTATTATTTATTAAACGGCATGGAGCCTTTGACGTTTAGATTAAAGTCAAGGAATATAATGTGGTACGATGAAGAAAAAGGTTTTGAAAGGGAAATTAAGTATACAACAAACCAAAAAACTCCGTTTGTTGATGAATTTAAAGGCAATGCGCGTTTAGAACATATTGTTTTTAAAGATGGTGTTTTAAATGTTCCAAAAGAAAAAGTAATATTACAACAAATACTATCTCTTTACCACCCTGCAAAAAATAGAATATATGCAGAATTTGATTCTGAAATAGTTGCAGAAGACGAATTAACTTTTATAGAGCTAGAATTTGAAGCTTTGCAATTAGCAATGAATATGGATATAGACCAGGCAGAAGCTATCTTGCGTACTGAACTAGGGGGAAATGTAACAACAATGACCTCTAAAGAGCTTAAAAGAGATTTGATGGTATTTGCTAAAAGAAACCCGGGGCTTTTTATAGAGCTTGCAAATGATGAAAATATTAATATAAGAAATATTGGTATTAAATCAGTAGAACAAGGGATTATTAAATTATCAAATGACCAGCGTACATTTACTTGGGTAAGCAACGGTAAAAAACTTATTACTGTGCCATTTGACGAAAACCCATATTCAGCTTTAGCAGCATACTTTAAAACCGATGAAGGTATTGAAGTATACCAAACAGTTGAAAAACGATTAAAATAAGTGATATTTAGGTATAGGCCTACAATATCCGTGGGCCTAACCTAAAATATTAAAATATGAGTGTAAA